ACCTACATAAGCACCTGAAGCATTAACTGTCCAGTTTGCTGTAAATGCACCTGTAGTGTCGTTTTTAGTTCCCCCAATAAAACCATTCTCTGATCGTACTGGTCCTGAAAAAGTAGTGTTTGCCATAATAGTCTCCTTTGTATAGCGTTCGTTATGTAGTCTCTATACCGTCTGCCTAGCCAGTCTACACAACAAATTAATTTTTCTAGGTGTTTATATTATACATAAAAAAAGGGGCGATGTGAACACCGCCCCTTTTATGAAATACTAGTTAGTATTTATTAGCTAGTTGGTAAATTTCCGTTACCAAAAATACATCTTGGATCAGAGAATCCAAAAGAGTATCTTTCTCTAGCTTTAAATCTTACGTTACCAGTATCGAAGTCACCTTCAATCGCAGTCTTAATTGGTGATCTAACGAAGTGTTTTAATCCGTTAGGTATATCAGTCAATAAGAAGAATGAATCAGTGTCAGTTAAAAAGTTATTAACTCTGTAACCTTCTGGAACCATTCCCATTGATGCGATTGCGTTGATGTCGTTATCAGCAGTTCCGACTCTTTGAGGTGATTTCATCAATCTCTCAGCAGTAAATTGTAATTCTTTTGGAATTATCATTTTTCTACCTTGAGCTGCGATTTTTAGACCTCTTTCGTCTACAAAACCAGCGATATCGATTAACGCTTGCTCTAGTGAAGTTTCGTTTAAGTCTGCAGCAGTTGCAAGAACGTTAGAGAAAGTACCACCAGTAGCTAGTGGGTGTGAAGCATTAATTAATGATACTCCGTCACCACCTGTTACAGTAGTTACTTGCGCTTGGTTCAATACGTTTGCAGCTTTAACTTGCTTCGTATTCGACATAGATCTTGCAAGAGCTCTTGTGTATCTTGCAGCTAATCTGTCGTATAGGTTGTCTTCGATTGCTTCCTCAGTGATAGAGAATGCTAACGCGATTGTTTCGTGGTTGTATCTACTTGTGAAAGTTTCACCCGCAGTGTCAAACACTACTCCAGCACCTTCTTGTTTAGTTGGTGCAGAAGCAAAACCGCTTAACATTACTTCCTCTTCGAAAGCTCTGTCAGAAGTTTCAGTTACGAAAATTTCAGCATGCTGATTCTCGTACCTGTTATATTCCAGGCCAAATAGTGCATTTAAACCTGGCTCTAGTTCTTTAACTAGTTGTGATCGTGATATAGCCATAATTTATTTCTCCTATTATACGCCCGTACCACTTCTATAGAAGTGATTGTTGATTCTAACAAGAATATTAGCATTATCGACAGTAGTATCCGAATTGTCTGGATCCTGCGAAATGTCGATTGCTTGTACAGCAAATGTGCTAGCAGTACCTGTAGCTGACACATCTAATTGTACTTTTGATAGTCCTGTTTGTGTTACACCTGTTGTGTTCGTTACCGAATAGTTCGTGTACAGATCTGCTCTAGTAAAAGCCGAATCAGCGTCTACAAGAAATACAGCATCAGGATCATCAACAACAAACGCTGTAATATCGCTTGCTGCTACTCCACCTGGGTAGTAGTTCTTATAAGTTGGCTTTTGAGTAGTTGGATCTGTATAGAAACATCCGTTAAAAACACCCAGAATAGCAGTTGCACTACCAGCAGAGTGTCTGTCAATATTTCCAGTGCCTAATGGAATAACCATATCACCTTGGAAAATTGCAGTTGTGTGTCCACTTGCAATAGTGTATCTGTTCTGAGCTCCAACTAATGGTGTACCGTCTAGTTTTCTGTATGGTCTTAGACCAAACTTTTCACTTACGTTTGCCATGTGTTATCTCCTTTTAACAGTTTGTTTTTAAGACCCGGTAGGTATTGCAAAAAGTTACTTTTTACGTCCACCACCAAAGGTCACTCTGGACTGTCTATCAATATTGATAGGCATATCCGGGTGCTGTTCCTTCATAAGATCGTTGTCAACCGCGTTCATTCTATCTTGAGTAACTTTATTAAAGTACTCAGCACGTGCAACCAAAATCTCTTCTGGTATCCTTGCCAGCACAAGGCCCCCAATTCCTATACACCCCTGATATTTACCTTCGGTATAGAAAGGATATTTGTTTGTGCCGATCTCGTTTTCAACTTGTTCGACCTTTACAAAATCCCAACCTTCCCTAAGCTTCTTAGATACATTAGCTGTATCTTCAAAACCTTGAATGGTAGTACGTATCCATCTATGGGCGTAACCATTCGGTGCAGGTGGCGCATCCAAACTGGATGGTGGAGTCCAAGTTTTTTTAGCTTCTTTTGAAGCTTTAGTCTCTGACTCCCGTGAAGTTCTCTTAATTGTATCCATAACTATTTTTCCTCCTTCACGTATCTAGCGTATTCCTCTAGTGGCACCCCTAATCTTTTAGCAATAGCTACCTGTGACTTGGTGAGTTTCACAGTTCTGCGTCCTTGTTGACTACGACCAGCAGAGGCAACCGTTTGGACGGGTTTCGGTTTCTCTTTTTTAGGCTCGTCTTTAGTGTCATCAAAACTTTCTGGAAAATATTTCCTTAGTCTTGAATTAACTTCATTATAGTACTCTTCACTATCAACTTCAATACCCTCTTGAGCAATATTGTTGTGTATAGTAATAGCAGCATTAGTCATGACTTCATCATTCCCGAACCACGGATTATCTTCCGCCCATTTCTTAGCTTTAGGCGTTATTTGTGGTGCAGATTGCGAAGATTCAGCTGTGTTTGAGGTATCAGCTTGTACGTTTTGTTGTTGTTTATTTTGCTCTTCTTCTAGTCTTTTCTGTTCTTCACGATTAGCTATTTCTAATCTAGCTTTTTCTTTTTCAACAGATAACTGAGTTAGTTTATCATTTGCTTCCATAATCTTAGAAGCATCTTGACTCTCAATTGCTTGTTGAAGAGCGACTTTGACTTGTTCTCTTTGAGCATCTACTCTAGCATCTAATTCTTTTAGATACTGCTCATCAGTAGACTTAAACTTTTTGAGACTTGAGTCAAATTTCTTTTGTATACCCTTAGCGTATTCTAAAGCTGCCTTTTCTCTTCTTTCAGCTTCTTTCTTTTGAAAGACAAGTTTATCAATTCTCTTTTGATAATCTCTTCTAGATTCATTAAGGTTTGGTTTTTCTTCATCAACAGGTTCTTCTTTTGCTTCTTTAGATTCTTCTTCTTTTTCTTCAGAAACTTCTATTGAAGGTTTATCAGATTTTTCTTCTGTTGATTTAGAATGATCAGTGTAGCCTAAATCGACTTCACCAACATTTAAATTTGGACTGTCTTCTTTTTTAGAGTCTTCTTTTACTTCGATGCTCTCTTCTTTAACATCATCTGTATCTAACTCTACTTCTCGTTCCTTAGCTAGTAATGCTGATGCACTATAGTCTTTTAACTCTGCCATGTTTATCCTCCTTTATTAAAATAAATGGAGAATATCTTCTGGCTTGTTTATAGTTCCTATAATCTCGTCATCATTTAGAATACGGTGTTCACCGTACTTAGTTTGAAATCTACTTCCAGCGTATCTGCCATAAACGACAAACTCGCCTTCACGACACCAAGCCCCATTAGGAAATTTTTCTTTATCCTGATAACAAAGGTCGCCCATCTTTACAACTAATCCAACGACTGTAGTCATTTGAATTTTGTCTTGGGTTTCATCTGCAAGTATAACACCGCCTTTTGTTTTTGCTTGGCCAGACCAAGGTCTAACTAGCATACGATATCCTACTGGGTTAGGTATGATTTCAAGATATTTTTTGATGCCTTCTGGATCAGTTGGAATTTGTGATTTTACCTCTTCTTTATTTTTTTCGTTTTTACCGAAAGTTGTAAGATCTGGTTTAATCAGTGTTGCCATCGTTATCCTCCTTTTGCAGGTTTTTAATATCCTGAAGCAGCGCTTCAAGTGCGCTGAGTCTGCCCCTAGCATACTGTAAATTCTCTATGGAATCAACCCCATAGCAAATATGAGACTTAGTGTCTTCAATTTGTCTCTTAATGACGTTTTTAATTTTATCTGAAGTGTATGGATCTAACATTATGTAAGTTTAATTGTTTTAAAATGCTCTTCTTCTAGCGAGTTTATTGTTTGTTTTGAATGTTCATAAGGATTATCTGCTCTATACCAATGATACATATATATACCATTTACAACATGAAACTCATGTCCAGACTCAATTATTTTTTTATGAATTAAATTATCTTGTCCAAGTGTTTTACCAATAACTGGAAATCCACCTAAAGATTTTATGGTTCCAATGTGTGTACATAAAAAAGTTCCAGAATAATGTCCTGCTTCTTTTGGATTAGAATGATTAGATGTTTTACCCCAATGATGTTTTGCTAAATATTTACCAACACGTCTATGATAAGACATATCATGATTGTGTGGATCTACTCCTGGTACCATCTGTCTTAAACTATTTAATCGATTAACTCTGCAAGTAAATGCTTTTGCTTTTGGGTTGTCTTCGATCGCTTTTTGTAATTGTAAATACCAATCATAAACTGTAAACATTGCATCATGATCTATAATTGCTAACCAATCAGAATCTGCATGTTGATTTAAACAATCATTATAAGCTGTTCCCATACAACGTCTTCCAGTTTCATTATCATCCCAAGCAATATGAGTCCATATTCTAGCTTTGTTTTTTTTAACTCCCCAAAAATATAAATCTTTATGATTAGGTTCATATGTGAATTTAAAATCTACAAATATTTTTTCTATATCTAAAACTTCTCTAATATCTTGTTCGGTTAAATTTTTATAATAGTCTGACCATTCTCCTTGAAGTAATGGAGCATCTGAGGGTGAAGTTCTTCTAGTTCCATGTTCGGCTCTACCAGTAGAAGCACAAGTAAATATAAACATTCCCCCTGGCTTACAAAGATTTACACAATTTTTTAAAGTTTCTTTGTAATACATATCATGTTCAAAACATTCCGTACTAACTACAATGTCAAATTTTTCATCTGAAGAAAATTCATGACCTTTGCAAACAAAATCTACATTAGGTCCTTCGCCAACATCTATTCCTATGTATTTTGGTTTTTCAAATAAGAATCTTGTGTTGCCATTAATATCTAATGATCCAACATCAAGCACACTGCAATTTTTAAAACGATCTGGAAATTTTTCTTTTACAGATTCTAAAAAATTTACTTGTTGTTGATGAGCCATAATTTCTCATCCTTTGTATACAAATTTTTCCATAATTCAATAGTTTCTTTATCTAATATATCTTCTTTTTTAGGTTTTTCATAATGTCCTGATACTTTACCCTCTGATTGATGTTCAAGTATTTTAAATTTATTACTAAAATTAATCTTTAACCATTCTTCAAGTTTATTTAAATTATTGTGGGTAAATAAATTTACTTCATCTGATACAAATTTATATTGTGGTAAAAAATGATTACATTTTAAATGAGGATCATCTATTGCTAGTGTAAGCATATCTTTTAACCAATTATTTAATTCTTCAAAAGACTTTCGTTTATTCCAATATACATAATCACTTAAAGTTCTTAACCAGGGTTCTCTTATAACTGTAAAACAATTACTTCTATTTAAATTAAATGTTTTTGTAAGTAATTCAAAATGTTCATGTTGAGGTGGTATACCTTTTTGTTTATCTCTAAAATGATCTACTCTTGAACCTATTTGAATAGCAGAATATTTTAAAATACTTCCTGCAGTTTTAGGGATGTGTATATGATAAACAGTTTTACCGGATAATTGCCATCTAGGCATTAGACATAAGGTTTATAAATAGATTTTATTTTACCACCTGCTTTAAGTTTTTTTAAATCACCTTTAGTTAGTTTAGAGTAATCTATCTTTTTTTCAGGTGAATATTTAATATCTACAGAATTATAATCTTGTTTTTTAGGTGTAAATATTTTTTTAATCCACTTAAACATTATTTTCTCTTAATTAAATCTGTAGCCTTAAGTCCGTAAACGCTCGCTATGACGCCCACGAAAATTGTTTGATACCAAAAAGGAAGTTGTGAAAAATATTCAAAGAATAATTGCATCTTCTCCATTGCACTTGGATCATCCGAAAACACTGCCCAAGAAAGCATTACTATGGGAGCCGAGAGTAATAATAAAATGAATTCGTCTTTCCAGTCCGAATTTCTTGATTCAAGAAGTTTGCCCTGATACTCACTTTCTCCACGAGCCATCTTTTCTGCATGGTGCATTTGTGCATCTGACATTAACATTTTAGTTTTCTGACGGTTCTGATAAATATGCGAACCAGCTTTCACGGCTAAAGATATTGCTTTGAACCACATTATTTTTTATACCCACCTTTTTTCATTTTAACTGGAGGCACTTGAGAGTTAGGTCCTCTTTTTGGTGGTGGACCATATCTCACCCCACCAGATAATCCCCCAACTTTATAAGCTACAAAATTAAAAAAATTATCTTTTGGTTTTACTAAATCTTGATCAACTGGTTTAGTTGCTTGGATAGGTTGTACCGGTACAATTGGTGGTCGTACGTTA